AAAAACCAATTGAATTAGTACAATGGTGTTATGAATGGAGTAAAATCAAAATTAATACTGTTGCTGATTTTTTTGGTGGTAGTGGAGTCACAATGGTTTGGTCTGAACAAATGAATAAAAAATCTTTTTTAATGGAGCTTGACCCTAAATACTGTCAAGTGATAATAGACAGAATGCAAAAGCTAGATTCTGATTTACAAATAAAGATTAATGGAAAAATATATGAAAAAACAGAATACGTTCTTTAAACAAAACTATTTAGTCAATAGTAAAACACAAAGCAGTTTATCTGTTTCTGCTTTAAATAATAATTATGGAAAATAATTGGGAATTATCATTGGGATTTTATCTAGGCTTTTTATTTGGCTTTAGATCATACCCACAAAAAGGATTCACAGACTATGTGATTTATATACCATTAATCGATTTATGCCTTACAATATATGAAGACTGAGAAAGACTACAAGTTTAAAAACTACAAACACAGATGCGAACCACTTAAAGCGTGGAATGAAATAGGCCCATTACCAAAAGACTTTTGGAATTATAGGCTAAACCCAATCACAGGATACTATGTTGATCCTGTCAGAGATAATCATGGAAAAGCAGTAGAGAGAAAATATGCACATCTCACACAACCAAATCCTAGATAATAAAATTAATGCACAAATAATGCACATCATGGCAAAAGAAGACATTGTAAAACATCAATTTAAAAAAGGTCATAAAATGGCAACAGGGAGACCAGAAGGTTCTTTAAACAGATCAACTATTGTGAAAAAGTGGTTTGCAACTAAAATGAAAGGAAGGCATCCTATAACATCTGAAGAGGTTGAATTAAGCTTAGAAGATTGGCTTACTATTAAACAGATTCATAAAGGCATTTTTAAAAGCGATACAACAGCGTATAAGGTCTTAAATGATTCTAGATATGGTCAAGCCAAAGAACAGATAGATGTGTCCTCTGATGCGCCTACTGTTGATTTTAGATCATGGTTCAATTTTAAAGATGACTCTGACAGTAAATAGTTTATCTGGTGGAAAAACAAGTTCGTACATAGCAGCCAACTATCCTGCTGACTATGATGTATTCGCATTAGTAAGAATTGAACACGAACAATCTAAATTTCCAGACAAAAAGATAAGGCAAGAAGTAGAAGATAGAATACAAGCACCATTTATTGCAACAGCAGAAGATGATATGATTATCTATACAATGCTTGATCTTGAACAATACATAGGCAGAAAAATAACTTGGGTTACAGGTAAAACATTTGATCAGATAATAATAAGAAACGAAAAAAAATATTTACCTAATGTCACACAAAGATTTTGTACAACAGAAATGAAACTCAATTCTATTTTTAATTGGTGGAGAAAAGAAGTGAATCAACCAATAGAAACAAGAATAGGTTATAGAGCAAACGAACAAGGCAGAGCAAAGAAAATGTATGAAAGATGTAATAAAAACGGATTACTCTCTCATAAAACAATAGTAGGAAAACGAAAAACACAAAACAAGTGGGCAGAAATAGGATGGCAAAAACCTGTGTTCCCTTTAATTGATTCTAACATATATAAAGACAACATAGAGCAGTATTGGATAGATAAGCCTGTAAGGTTTGCTTATATGAATAATTGCATTGGTTGTTTCCACAGAAATGAAGTTCTTTTAAAATTAATGAGTGAAAAGCACCCAAACAAATTTGAGTGGTTTATTGAAGCTGAACAAGAAACAGGATATAATGTAAGAACATTTAAAAATGGGGTAACATACGAACAAATAAAAAACAGCTTTAAGCAGATGAATATGTTTGAAGATGACTTTAATGAATGTGATTCTGGTTATTGTGGTTTATGAAAAAGACTGACTTTTCTCCTAAATACGAGCTGTTTTGGAATGACACTAGATACACAATTCTAACAGGTGGGCGTGGTTCTGGTAAATCATTCTTTACAGGTGTTTTCTTATTAGGCTTATTACACGAGAAAGGTCACACAATACTATTTACTAGATACACACTACGCTCTGCATCTGTTTCTATAATTCCAGAATTTAGAGAGAAGATAGAAATGACAAATCTAGAACATAAGTTTAGAATCACTAAAGATGAGATTGTTAATCTAGAGAATGGCAGCAAGATATTATTCAGAGGAATTAAAACATCAAGCGGAGATCAGACAGCAAATCTTAAATCATTGCAAGGTGTCACAACTTGGGTAATGGAAGAAGCTGAAGAGATAGATGAAGACTCCTTTGACAAAATAGATTTATCAGTAAGACAAAAGCTAAAACAAAACAGAGTGATCCTGCTTTTAAATCCATCGACTAAAGAGCATTTTATTTATCAAAGGTTTTACCAGGATAGAGGCGTTCAAGCAGGTGCAAACATTTCAAAAGGAGACACCACTTACATACATACAACCTATTTAGACAATATTGAAAATCTATCTGAGAGCTACATAGCACAGATAGAGAATATGAAGATCAGAAGACCAGAGAGATACTCTGCTGTTATTGAAGGTAATTGGATAGAGAAAGCAGAAGGTGTCATCTTTACTAATTGGAAACTAGGAAAGTTCCAGGAAGTATCTCCATCTGTTTTTGGAGCAGATTTTGGATTTAGCATGGACGAAAATACCCTAGTAAAAACATCAATTGACAAAGACAGAAAGATTATCTATTTGCAACTGTGCTTCTATCTTCCTGGATTAACTACATCACAGCTCAGAGAACTATATAAGAAGTATGCAGAAGATTCACTTATCATAGCAGACTCCGCAGAACCTAGATTGATTTATGAGCTTAAATCTACCTGCAATATAGTTCCTAGCATAAAAGGTCAAGGGAGTATTACTTATGGCATAGCACTTCTCCAAGACTATGATCTGATCATTGATGAAGGCGAAGGTTCAGCACCGCTAATAAAAGAACTAAACAATTACAGATGGCTAGAGAAGAAAAGTCAGACACCAATAGATAAATACAATCACGCTTTAGATGCAATTAGATATGCTGTAAGCTATCAACTAAAGAATCCAAATGCAGGACAATATCATATTATATGAATACAAATTATTTAAATTTAATTACTAGCAAAAAAACAGATCATTGGCAAACCCCAAAAAGCCTGTATAAAGAATTAAATAAAGAATTTGATTTTGATTTTGACCCTTGTCCATTAAAAAGTTCTTTTGATGGATTACAAATTAATTGGGGGAAAAGAAATTTCGTAAATCCACCTTACTCAAATATTACTGAGTTTTTAAAAAAATCTGAAAAAGAAATTAAAAATGGTAATTCAAACCTATGTGTGTTTCTTCTTTTTTCTAGCACAGATACAAAATGGTTTCATGATTACATATATAAAAAAGCTGAAATAAGATTTATAAAAGGCAGAATAAAATTCTTAAATGATAAAGGCTTTATTCAAGATAGAGCTATGAGACCAAGCATGATTGTAATTTTTCGAAAAACCTAGACCGATTTACCCTACCTCAAACGTATATATAACATAGTATTTTATTAAATGGCAACACAAACACTAAAAATCCCAAACAAACTCTCAGAGATCACACTTGGTCAATATCAACAATTCAGTAAAATATCTACTAAAGATGTTGATGAAGACTTCTTGCAGAAGAAAACAATTGAAATATTCTGCGGTATCAATCTCATAGATGTTGTCAAAATAAAATACACATCAATCATTAGAGTAATAGGTGTTATTAATAAAATGTTTAGTCAAAAATCTGTATTTACAAATCGTTTTAAAATGAATGATACTGAATATGGATTTGTGCCTAAACTCGATGACATGACCTATGGAGAATTTGTTGACTTAGATACGCTCATGAGTGATTGGTCAACTATGGATCAAGCAATGTCTGTATTGTTTAGAAAGGTAAAGGATACACATAAGGATAAATACACGATAGAAGAATACAACCAAGAAGAATCACAAGACATGAAGCAGATGCCTTTGGATGTAGCCTTTGGAGCAATTTTTTTTTTGGAAAGTTTAGGAAAGGAGTTAACGAGTCATTTCCTCAGTTATTTGGCGAAACAACCCCAACTAATGACAACACAACAGAGGGAAGCCTTAACGAAGTCTATGGATGGTGGGTTACCTTTTACTCAATTAGCAAAGGCGATTTAACAAAGTTTGAACAAATAGAAAAATTAAACTTTAGATCGTGCCTTACTTATTTGAGTTTTGAAAAACAAAAAAACGAAATAGAAACTAAAAGAATAAAAAATGCCAGACAAAACAGAACTTATTGATTCGCTCTACGAGAGACTGTTTTTAAATGACGATGAACAGATTGTTTTATCAGATGGATTTGAAGCAGCTTTAATTGGAATAAGCGCAGCAGAACCAAAGGTTGCTATCTATGATTTTTGGAAAGCTTTAGATGTAGTTATGAAAGAAGCACCAGAATTAGGATTCGACAAAGCTCTAGAATGGCTTGAAGAATTTGTAAGCATTAAAATTGAGAACTCAGAATCTATCACACCCATATTTGTGAAAATACTATGAACAACTATTTTAAAATAATTGACGACTTAAAAGATGCTGCTATTGCAGAGCCTTTTATTAATACAGTAACTCAAGGAGACATTACTGAAATAGACCTAAACAAAAACACAATATTCCCACTATGCCATTTGACAATAAATAATGTGACTCTAACATCGAATATCTGCACAGCAGACATTTCAGTTATTCTTATGGACATAGTGGATTTTTCTAAGAAAGCTCCATCAAGCGACATTAGGGGAAACAACAATGAGATGGATGTGCTTAATACTCAGCTTGCAGTTGCAGGAAGAATTCAAGCAGAACTTTTGAGACTTGACACTTACTA